CTTTTTTATCCGACCACGAACAAATGACAAACGCATTTAGAATCGTGGCTTTAGAGAACGAAAACGCAGAACTTAAGGAAAAGTTACGCACAGCAAAAAGCCTTTTAAAAGAGGGTATCGACATTATGGATATCGTTGTTAATAATCCTGAAATTGTAAAATATGAAAATTGAATTTGAAAAATTTATAGCAGTTATCATTATTTTGACTATTGGTTTTTGTGGTATTTTTTTAATAATTAAAACTTTAAAATAATGGTATCAAATAGAGAATTATTTTTACAACAACAAGAAAAAGAAAATTATGAGCAACATTTATCAAATAGAGAAAGATTACTTATCGATAACTGACCAGTTAATCGAATCAGGAGGAGATTTAACTCCAGAATTAGAAATGGCACTTGCAATAAACAAGGTCGAATTAGAGAATAAGGCTCGTGGCTATGGTTTTGTGATAAAATCACTTGAGAACGATGTGGATAATATCGACGGAGAAATTAAACGATTAAATGCGCTTAAAACGAGCCGAACCAAAGCAATTGACATTTTAAAAGATACGGTTAAAAATGCGATGAATCTTTACGGAATTGAGGAAATCAAAACAGCAACTTTAAAACTATCGTTTAGAAAGTCAGAAAGCGTAGAACTTGATCCATCATTGTTAGATTTTAAATGGATGAATCAAAAAATAACCTATGCACCGGATAAAGTTAAAATCAAAGAAGCAATTAAAAAAGGTGAGGCAGTTTCTGGTGCATGGCTAAGTATAAACCAACATTTGCAGATAAAATGAATTCTAGGAAAAGATCAATAACGATGCAGAAAATAACGTATTTTCAAGAATTGACAAATAAAATTAATACTTTGATGCGAAAAAGTTTTGATGCAACGATGTAATTTTGTAAATTTACAATATCATAATACAGCTGCAAGGGTCGGGCAGCGTAATTCCTTCCCATAAAAAAAAAATACATTATGAATACACAATCGAACAGAAGAAAAGCTTTTGAAATGCCAACTTCAAACCCGTCAAAAAGATTTTTACAATGGAAATCTAATGATAAAATTTTTGAGTACTATGATAAAGATACTCAAACGAAAGTAAAGGTAGACTTGCCTTTTAAATTCCTTGTCCTTGATGAAATGCATGCGGTTTCCGGATGGAACGATGCAACATCAAGCGGTATCTTTTCTAATGAAGTTAAATTCATTTCAAAGGAAATTATGACGGTCAAACCTTTCAAAGGAAATGAGATTGCAAAAGGACTGTACAAAGACATCAAAGAGAAGATTGTAGCTGCTGGAGGGCATTATACCAAAAGCATTTACATTATGCTCGAAGATGGTTCGATTGCAAACATCCAACTAAAGGGGTCGGCGGTTCAATCTTGGGGGGAATTTACCCAAAAGACACGCTCACGTTTAGCTGATGAATGGGTGATTGTCAAAACTGCGAAAGAGGGAAAAAAAGGATCTGTTAAATTTCACGTTCCTGTTTTTGAATTTGACAAATCACTTTCGGAAGCCGAAGCAAATTTGGCTGATGATGCTTTTGATGTTCTCGAAGCATATTTTAAAACATACCTTGCAAAAGCCGAGCCGATAATTGAACCAGCAATAGAGGATGAGGAGGATGGTTTAGAATTTTAGACTTTTTGTTTGGTGGGTTGCCTACCCACCGCCATAACTAAAACCACCTTAACGGGTGGTTTTTTTATGTTAAACTCTAAATAGTTGAAATAGTGCTTTAGTACACTTTTACACTTCCCCTTATCTTATAGAAATAAATTAAAATTAAAAATATGTTTTTTAATCCTAAAAAATGACTTTAAATGTGTACTTGTGTACTATTTATTATAATTAACTGATTTTTAACCAATTATATAAGTGCTAATTATTTTTTATAATTTATGTATTTTATATTAAATTAATTATTATATTTGTACTACTATCGACGTTTAATGAAAGCATTATATTAATCCCATAATGAACCAGAAGTCGATAGCTGGGGATTTATGGGATTTCTTATTTAAAATTATGGATGTAACTATTTATCGAAAAGCAAACGACACGTCTAATGGGTTTGTAAAAAATGTTCTTTTTTGTTTGGAAAGAATTAAGAAAGGGAAATCAAAATCAATGGTAGATTGGCTTCGTACTTTGGAAAAAAAAGAGTACGATAAAAATAAAAGTCAATTACCAGGGGTTTGTTTTAACGGTGTTTTCGATTATCGCTCAAAAGCTGGGATTCGTGAACATTCAGGGCTTTGTATTTTGGATTTTGATAAGTTCGAAAATTCACAGGATGCCATTGATTTTAGAAATTCAATATCTGATGATGATTTTATTTTTTCAGCTTGGATAAGTCCAAGCGCAAAAGGAGTTAAAGCACTTGTAAAAATCCCAAATGATATTACAAATCATACCGCCTATTTTCATTCTTTGAAAAATTATTACAATCACCCCAACTGGGATGATAGTGGTTCGGATGTATCTCGTTTTTGTTTTGAATCTTACGACCCTGATTTATTTATAAATGAAAATTCAAAAGTTTGGGATAAGTTGGATATTCCAGAAGTTGATGATTTAGGGCATAAAAATGTTAGCATTTCAATAAAATCTGACAATATTATTATTACCAATTTAATGACTTGGTTTAATAAAAAATATACTTTTGGTGCAGAAAGAAACAAAAACCTTTTTCGTTTAGCTTCTGCTTTTAATGATTTTGGAATTAATAAAAATGTTGCTGAACAAACATTTTATAATTTTGAGGAAAAAGATTTTGACCGTAAAGAAATACAAACAACAATCAATTCCGCTTATAAAAAAACGGCAAATTTTGGCACCAAGTTTTTCGAAGACAATGGTGTAAAACAAAAAATCGAAAAACAAATTAGAACTGGAAAAAACAAAAAAGAAGTTCTCGATTCGTTTTCTGATTATGATAAAAAAGAAATTGAATCCTGCATCGATGAGGTCAAAGAAGAAATTTCAGTTTCAGATTTCTGGAGCTACAATGACAAAGGTTCTATTGTTTTAAGTCCGCATAAATATAAATTTTGGTTACAACAAAACAACTTTTTTAAATATTTTCCAACTGATTCAAACACTTTTACTTTTATAAAAATTGAACAAAATTTAGTTGAGGAAACGAGCGAAAAAAGAATAAAAGATTTTGTTTTGGAACACTTATTGAAGCGTGAAGATGTAGGGTTTAAACCTTATGACTTTATGGCTTCAAGTCCAAAATATTTTCAAACTGATTTTTTATCATTTTTGGAAAGCTACGAAATTGATATAAAAAACGATAATCAAAATGAATGTTTTTTATATTTTAAAAATTGTGTTGTAAAAGTTTCAGAGTCAACTATTGAAACTATTGATTATTTGGATTTGGACGGTTTTGTTTGGAAGCGTCAAATAATCGATAGAGGATACCAAAATAATGATCACCACGATTCTGTTTTTAGAAAATTCTTATGGCTAATATCCGGGCAAGATGGAGAAAAATACAATTCTTTCAAGTCTGTAATTGGCTATCTTTTACACTCGTTTAAAACATCAGCAAACAATAAAGCTATTGTTTTTAATGACGAAACAATTTCAGAAAATCCCAATGGCGGAAGTGGTAAAGGGTTGTTTTGGAATGCCCTATCACAAATGAAAAAAGTAAGCAGTATTGATGGGAAAACATTTGAGTTTACCAAAAGTTTTCCTTATCAAACTGTTAGTACTGACACTCAAATATTAGTTTTTGATGACGTAAAAAAGAACTTTAATTTTGAAAGTTTATTTAGTTTAATTACTGAGGGTATAACTTTAGAATATAAAGGGCAGGATGCTATTAAATTGCCAGTTCAGAAAAGTCCAAAGATTTTAATTACCACTAATTACACAGTTGGTGGGGTTGGTGGTTCTTTTGAAAGAAGAAAGTTTGAAGTAGAGATGTCAGACTATTTCAGTTATAAGCATACACCACTTGATGAATTTGGTCATTTACTATTTGACGATTGGAGTGATGATGAATGGTCAAGGTTTGACAACTTTATGATTCAATGCGTTCAATTTTATCTTTTAAATGGATTGACTAAGCACGATTTCAAAAATCTTGAAGTTCGTAAATTTATAAAAAATACGTCCTTTGAATTTTACGAATGGACAAAACCTGACGAACTTGGTAAAAACGATAATATTGAATTTAATACAAGATGTCAAAAACAAACTTATTTTGATGCTTTTATTCGAGATTACCCAGATTTTAAAACTTATAAATTAAGTCAAAAACGTTTTACTCAATGGATAGAGCAGTACGCAAAATTCTACAAATACACCTATTTGGTTGGAAATTCCAACGGACAAAGGTGGTTTGAAATAGTGAATGAAAAAACAGAAACCGAAGATGATAATGATTTAGCATTTTAATTATGAAAAAAGAACTTATAAAAAAATGGTGTGTCGATAGAAAAACTATTTTAAATGTTTTAAATAAAAAATACTATGTTAAAGCTTCGTAATTATCAGGAAAGAATTGCAAATGAGGGTGTAGATATATTAAATAGAAAGAAAATTTTATGTCTATTTCTTGAGGTACGTTGCGGAAAGACTGCCACAGCTTTACATGTTTGTAAATTAGCAAACTTTAAAAAGGTGCTATTCATCACCAAACTTAAAGCGATTGACAGCATTGGGAAAGATTATTGGGACTTTGGATATTTAGGCAATTTCGAGTTAGAAGTTATCAATCGTGAATCATTACATAAGATTGAAACGAACGATTTTGATTGCGTGATAATCGATGAGGTTCATTCCTACGCTTCTTATCCAAAGCCTTCCAAGTATTTTAAAGATGTGAATAGTCGTTTTGGGGATTTGCCAATGATTATGCTATCAGGAACACCATCGCCAGAATCGTACTCGCAATACTATCATATTTTTGCTTTATCAAATCATAGCCCTTTCAAAGAATACAAGAACTTCTACAAATGGGCAGCCGATTATGTGAATGTAAAAGTTAGACATCTTGGATACGCAAAAGTCAATGATTATTCGGATGCTCGAAAAACAGACTTTTGGCACCATATCCGTTACCATATTTTGACTTTTACCCAAAAAGAAGCTGGATTCACTACTTCAGTAAATGAAAAGCTGTTGCAGTTTGAACCTGCCGATTTGTCAAAGCGAATGATTAAAAGGCTATGCAATGATCTTGTTTTGGTTGGTAAAAGTGGGAAGGAAATTTTAGCCGATACAGCTGTTAAATTGCAGCAAAAAGTCCACCAAATTGAAAACGGTACGATTATATTTGAAGATGGTACAAGTGCTATTTTAGATTATTCCAAAGGGTTGTTTATCCGTGAAAAGTTCAAAGGTCAAAAGATTGCAATTTTTTACTATTACCGCAAAGAATGGGATTTGCTAAAAGAAGTATTCGGGGACAATTTGACGAATGACCTCAACGAATTTAATACAACGAGCAAATGTATTGCACTCCAGCAAGTGAGTTCAAGCGAAGGAATTTCATTAAGAGCTGCAGATTTTTTGGTTTACTATAATTTTGGTTTTAGTAATGTAAAATATGTTCAAGGAAAAGATAGGCTTACAACTATGGAGCGGAAAGAAAATACTGTTTACTTTGTAATTTGTAAAGGTGGTATAAATGAAAAGATTTACAAAACTTTACAAAAAAAACAAAGCTATGTTTCTAGTATTTTTTTGAAAGATTTTAACATAAAATTAAAAAAATAATTGTATATTTGTAACTGTATTGTCGCTGATACATTTAAGAATTTATATAATTCCCATAAATGAAGAGACAGCGACCTCTGATTTTGTGGGTTTTTTATTTTATGGAATTTTGGAAAAAAATTGAAGGATTTGAAAGCTATGAGATTTCAAATTATGGAAGATTAAGAAAAATTTTAAAGTTTAGAAAAAACAGAGATTATAATGCTATAATGTTAAAACCAAGTTTTGATAAAGATGGTTATTTAAGAACTGTTTTGACTATTTCTAAAACAGAAAAGTATAATAAAACAATCCATCGTTTAGTAGCTTTATCTTTTATTGATAACACAGAAAACAAACCACAAATAAATCATAAAGATGGTAATAAATCTAATAATTTAGTTGAAAATTTAGAGTGGTGTACAGCTAAAGAAAACAGCATACATGCTATAAAATTAGGATTATCAGGACAAGCCCCTGGAGAGATGCATCATATGAGTAAATTAAAATTAAATGATGTTTTAGAAATAAGAGAAAATAAAGATAATTTATCCCAACGAAAAATGGCTGTTATTTATGGAATTTCACAAACTCAAATAAGCAGGATTTTAAACAATAAAAGATGGTATTAGAAAGCAAAATACAAAAAAAGATTATCAACCAATTAGAACAGGACGGGTACTTCGTGATAAAATTGATTAAAACAAATTGTAACGGCATACCTGATTTAGTTGCAATAAAACAAGACCGTACTATCTTTATAGAGGTAAAGCAAGAAAAAGGCAAACTTTCAGAAATTCAAAAACACAGGATCAACCAGCTACGAGCAAAAGGGATAGAAGCTTATGTATGGATTGGGTACAACATTAATTTTGATAAACAAGATGGAAACTATTACGATAAAAAACTTTAAAATCAAACTCGAACTAAACACCGTACAAACATCGCCAAATGGTAGACCGTTCAGATGTTCAGGACTTCGGAAAAACTTGCAAGCTCCAAGCAAATGGATAAACAAAATAGAGTGTTGGAAATGGATATACTCTTTTATTTATTTGGACGAAAAAGCAGGTTTTTTTGAAATTGAAATTGATTATGACAACAGCTTTTTACAATTAATAAAATTATGAAATCAATAAGACAAATTGCAAAAGAAACAGGATTGGATTATGACAGAGTCTTTAGAACCGTTCGCAAAGAAGGTTTAGTTATTCCAAATAAAGAACGTGGAAACGCAACAAAAATAAAACTAACCATACACCAAGAGGATTACATTCACGATGTTTTGTTTTATAGTGGTTATTTTACTGAATTGACTTTAGAATCTAAAATGAACAGGCCTAACTTCGACAAAGAACAATTTGAAGAATTTAAGAAAAAAACTTACGGATTGAAGAAGCCTACAAAACAAAACAAATAATGAAAGTAGTCCCTGAAGAAGTTTATGACAAATGTTTATCATTAATTGATGCGGAATGTTTGAAATTTAAAAATAATTTGTAAATTTGAAATAAAAATATGTTAAATATCCTTTGCAAAAAAGATGATTTTTGGAGAAAGACCGCATTCATAATTTGCAAAGATAAAATGCTGGCAGATGATTTGGTTTCAGATATGTACTTAAAACTGTTTGATTGCAAAAAAGAAATAAACGATTTTTATGTCATCAGGACTATTCGAAATTTATTCTTGGATTATATTAAATCAAAAAATAATGTTTCAATTGATAATTTTTATAATTTAGCAGAAAATAACAATACGTTTGAGCCAAATGATTACGAGCTATCCATTATTCAAGATTGTGAAAAACTACCGTATTTGCAAAATGGATTACTAAAAGAAAGTTATGACTTATCAGTTAGACAGATTTCAGAAAAGTACCAGCATATTAATTATGGTTTGATACACAGGGAACTTGACAAGGCAAGAAAAACAATTTTAGGAAACGATATTGATTTATACAAAAATAAACGTTTGAAAAGTAAAAAGAAATGAAAAAAATAGGTGACATCAATAATTATTATGGAGGGCTATGGATTCAAGAAATAGATAAAAAATTCTATTGGATTATAGAAAATCACGATACTGATTTTAGTATTTTATCAGAGTGGTATGAAATTACAAAAGAGTTATATGATTCGCTATTAAAATTTGAAACAAAATAAAATGGCAAGACCAAAAAAATCAATCGGTTTAGGTGATACTATTGAAAAAGCAATACATTTTACAGGATTAGATATATTTGTAAAAGGAAAAGATTGTAACTGCGAAAAGAGAAAAGAAAAGCTAAACGAGTTATTCCCTTACAGATTTAAGGCACGATGTTTGACAGAAGATGAATATAATAGCTGGAAAGAATTTAAAGCAGTACGAACGCTTACAATAAGCCGAGAGCAAGTTAATTATGTTTGTGAATTATATGCAAGTGTTTTTAATAGACCTGTTTGGTTTCCATGTGCTTCTTGTAGTCCGAAGCCATTAATATCAATGATTGATAAATTAGATAAAGTTTATGAAAGTTATAGTTAGCATTTGTGCGATATTCATATTGATAGGATGTACGCCAGAAGAACAAAAGGATTGTGTATGTGGAACAGTTATAAAAGTTGAAGGCGTTGCAACACAGCCAAAATATACAGTAAAAAATGATTGTGATGGTTCATTACATACTTTTGAAAGTAGATATGAATTTTTAACGGTTGGAATGAGAACTTGTAATTGATTAATCAATACTAATTTCAAATGGCAGGAAAAGGAGGAGCAAGACAAGGAGCTGGAGCAAAGAGAAAAGCTGATATTGAAAAGGCTAATGAAGTTTTTTTGTCTATGATTAAAATCGTTAAAGACGTTGATACTGATGAAGAAGCGAAATTAGAATTAGCTAAAACTCTATATTCTTTCGAACGTGGACAAATGTTTATAGCTGAACATATTTTTGGTAAACCAAAAGAAACTATTGAAAACATAAACATCGATGCAGGCAAACTTACAGATGAAGAAATCAAAAAGATAAATGACAACATCGAACGCACTTACTAACGAACAGAAAGTTATAAAAGTAAAATGCGAGAATGATTTTTTGTTTTTTGCAAGATATATTTACAAAGAAAACCACAGGCGTAACTTCATAATTGCGCCTCATTTCGTTTTAATAGCACAGTTTTTAATGCGTGTTTTTAATGGAGAAGTAAAGCGTGGTATTATTAATATGCCACCTCGTTATGGAAAAACAGAACTTGCAATTAAACTTTTCATTGCGTGGTCATTGATTAAAAACTCATCTTCAAAGTTTATTCATTTATCTTATTCAGATGATTTAGCACTTGATAACAGTTCACAAACAAAAGAATACATTGAAAGTGAAGCATTTCAATCCTTATGGGGAATGGAGTTAAAGAAAGACGCACAAGGAAAAAAGAAATGGTTTAATAAAGACGGTGGCGGTGTTTATGCTACAGCATCAGGTGGAGCGATTACAGGTTTTGGAGCAGGGGTTGCAGAAAGTAAAACTTTTTCCGGGGCTATATTAATTGATGATCCTTTGAAGCCAGACGATGCAAGTAGTGAAGCACGAAGAAATTCAGTAAACGAACGATATAATAATACAATAAGAAGCCGTGTAAACGATAGGGAAACGCCTATCATAATTATTATGCAAAGATTGCACGAGGAAGATTTAAGCGGGTTTCTTTTAGATGGTGGAAGCGGTGAGGAATGGGAACATTTATGTTTACCGGCTTTAGATTCAAACAATAAACCCCTTTGGGAAGATAAACATTCATTCGATGAATTGGAACAAATTAGACAAGCGAACCGTTATAACTTTTCTGGTCAGTATATGCAAACTCCAGCACCAGAAGAGGGTGGAGAATGGAGAAAAGATTGGTTTGAGATAATTGATAAGTCAGTATTGCCTCCCAATTTAAAATGGGAATTAATAATTGATGGAGCTTACACAAAAAACACGTCAAACGACCCAACAGGATTTCAGATAGGGACAAAGTGGGGTAATAATTATGTGATTCATTCATCAATTGACAAGTATATGGAATTGCCGGAACTTCTTAAGTTCATTCCAAACCACATAATTGCATCTGGAGTGAAAGTTAGTTTAACATTGGTAGAGCCAAAAGCATCAGGAAAATCTATAAAGCAAATGATACACGAACAAAGCAAATTGAATGTAGCCGAAATTAAAACCGACTTTGTAAATAATTCCAAGATTGAAAACGCACGTGCTTGTTCGCCATTTATCGAAGGCGGGCGGGTTAAATTAATTAAAGGGAATTGGAATGAGTCTTTTTTAAATCAGGTTGGAACATTCCCGAATGCCAAACACGACGAGCACATAGATCTTACTTGTTATGGTATTGAGCGCAATCTAATGAACAACGTAAGTCACGACATTCGATAATAACAATAATCAAAAATAATAGTTTAATAGTATGAAAATTATCCTTCCAGAATCCATACAAGATATAACCCTACATCAATTCCAATTGTATAACGAACTATTGGAGCGAACTGACCTTGACGAGTATAATTTCAACAAGAGAAAAATACAGATATTCACTGGTTTAGAACGTACTCGAATTGATTTGATTAGTTCGCAGGATTATAAAGAAATAACGGAGCAAATTGATATTGCTTTAAATCAAACAGTGGAATTTAAACCTACTTTCTTTATTAAAGATGTTGAGTTCGGATTTATTCCTAACTTGGATAAAATAACACAAGGGGAGTTTATCGACATTTCAAAATATGGAACAGATGTAAACGAAATGCACCGACTTATTGCGGTATTATTTAGACCGATTAAAAAGAAAGATAGTTTAGGTAACTACGAAATCATAAAATATCAGGGCACGGAACAGTATGCCAACATAATGAAGCATACACCTCTATCAATTGTTAATGGTGCGCTGGTTTTTTTTTCGAGTTTAGCCAACGAATTAGTGAGTTATACAGCGAAATATATGGTAGTGGAACAAGCGAAGGAAGTAGCGCAGCGGACTACTTTGATAAATGGGGGTGGTATGCAACGATTGAGGAATTGGCTAAGGGCAAGATTTGGAAAATTGACGGCATATTAAAAATGAATGTACACGAAGTTCATTTATTCCTTTGTCATAAAATTGACAAACAGAAATTGAAAGCTAAAATAATGAAACAAACCAGTAATACAATAGAGTTATGAACCAACTAACGCAATTATATCTATATTTAAAACAACTTGCCGAGGCTGACAGTTTTGTAAACTCGGTTATGAAAACAGTTGATATTGATTTGAAAAAAGAAGTTATGTTCCCTTTGGTTAATATCAATATTGTATCAGGTTCATTTACAAACGGAAGTACAGTACAATTCAACATAGAGTTGGCTTGTTTTAACCAAAGAGATATAAATAAAGAGATTAATACAGATGTTTTCTGGGGACAAGATAACGAAGTGGATAATCATAATTTATGTGTAGCGGTTTTGAATCGAATGTGGCTGAATATGTACACAGACTTTGAAGAAAACAACATCACGTCAAGCGAGAATCCTACATTTGAATTAGGTTCATTTGAGGGTGCAAAATTAGTTGATGGAGCAAGATTAACTTTTATGGTTGAAGTGCCTAACACTGAATTATCGTTATGTCAGTAGTCGATGAATTAAATAAATTCGGTGCTTATGTACAACAACAAGCCAAAAGTAATCTTTCAAAAAAGAAAAAGAAGGACACGTCTAAACTTTACAACGGCATTAATTACAAGGTTACACCGACAAAGGACGGGGCCGTATTAGCTTTTGATTTCAAGGATGCCAATGATTATTGGGAGTTTGTAGATAAAGGAGTGAAAGGGGTTTCGAGTAGTGCAAAAGCACCAAGTAGTCCTTTTAAGTTTGGAACTGGTACAGGTAAAAAAGGCGGTTTGACAAGTGGAATCAATGGTTGGGTTTCACGTAAACGAATTCAATTTAAAGACAGGAGGACAGGGCAATTTCTTTCGTACAAGTCAACCGCCTTTTTGATTATGAGAAGCATTTGGAATAAAGGAATAGAAACGACAAACTTTTTTACTAAACCATTTGAGGCAGCATTTCAAAGATTGCCAGACGATATTTATGCAGCTTATGGATTAGAAGTTGAAGAACAAATTAAAATAGCATTGAAATTATGATTAAATCACTTTCGCCATATTATCTATACATTCCTTGGATTAGTCCATTGACTTCTACGGTATCTACTGCATACACATTACGAGTTTATGTTTGGGATGGATTAAAAGCATCAGCACCAGCTACGGCAAGTTATACAATGACAAAGCCAAATTTAGCCACTTCATCAGGAACGGACAAATTGGATATTTCACAACTGATAAATGATTACATTGACTTTGAACCAAACGGAAACAATCAAAGATGGGTAAAAACAACTGTTACTTATACAACATCAAATGTTTTAGATTTAGACGTTGCTCAATTGCCTACGACTAATTTAATGTTACAAGGGTATGGCACTGGATTGGACGGAGAGAATGCACAGCCACCAACGAATAAAGTATTTATATCGGGCACAGAATTTAAAGTGTTTCGAAACGGATATTTTAATTTTCCATTTATCATAAGCGAGTCAATTACGGTAAGTGTAACCGTAAAATCATATCCAAGTTTAAACATAAACGATACATTTACTTTTTTACCTACTCAAAATAATTCGAGTTTAGTCAGGAATATTTTAGTTGATTTGTCTTTGGCATTAGGCGATGATATTGTAGAGGTTATTTATAACGATGTTGTTACTACATTATTGGTAACTGACGAATGTAGATACTTGCCTTTAGATATTGCCTTTCAAAATAAAGAAGGAGCTTTGCAGTTCATTACTTTTTTCAAAGCGAAAACAGAATCGTTAACAGTTACAAGCGAAGAGTTCCAAACAGACAGAGGACAGGCAATTGATGGGTTTCATCAAATGGTAACTTACAATGTTCAAGGTAATTCAAAGTTTAAAATGAATAGCGGATTTGTTGATGAATCAATGAATGAAACAATGAAGCAATTGTTTCTAAGCGAACGTGTTTGGCAGTTTGATGGAACAAATTACATCCCTTTAAAAATCGGATCTAAATCTTTGGAGTACAAAACACGAATGAAAGACCGATTAATTAATTATGAAGTTGAGTTCGAATATGCTTTTAATGAAATAAACAATCAATAATGTTTGCAAGTTTATATATCGGAAATGATAAATTGGATTTATTCAAAGATGAGTCTGTAGAACTTTCATCGAGTGTGGCCAACATAAATGACATAACTAAAAATATGACTGATTATTCAAAGTCATTTACCGTTCCAGCAACACATAACAACAATAAAATATTCAAACACTATTATAATGCCAATATCGATAATGCTTTTGATGCAAGGATAAAACACTCAGGGCGTATTGATTTGTACGGGTTTCCTTTTAAGACTGGTAAATGGACATTGAATAAAGTTAGTGTTAAACAAGGCAGGCCTAGTTCTTATACTATTAATTTCGTGGGAAATTTAGTTTCGTTAAAAGACAAACTGAAAAACTATGAATTAAAAGACCTTGATTTATCAGCATATAATCACGGATATAATCCAACAAACGTAAAGACAGGCTTAACATCGTCTTTATTCAGTGGTGCAATAGTTTATAATTTATTTGTAAAAAAACAATTGTATTATAGGTCAGGAAGCGAAAATATAAATACGGCAACTCTTGCAAATATAGCCTATACAGGTGGCGCAAATACTGGTATTAATTGGGATTTATTGAAGCCGTCAATTCAATTAATAAAAATAATTGAAGCGATTGAGAATGATTTTAATATCACTTTTAGCCGTGATTTTTTTGGAACAGCACAATTCCAAAAACTTTATTTGTGGGCGAACAATTCAACATCATTGGCTAATAGTAATGAAGTAAGAATTGACTTTACAAACATAGGAACGATAGGAAGCAATGGAGGTACTTTGGATTTAGTAGAAGACACATTTACGGCTGGAGGAAAAAGAATTTATGGATTAGTTAGAATTACACCCAGTGCTGGATATGAGAATGTGCCTTATAAGATTGAAAGAAAGTTAGATGGTAATCCGTGGGGTGCTTATTCAGATTTAACAGGAACAACTGATACCTATTATACAATTAATAGAAATAGTCCAGCAAAACATTCTTGGTACGTTACGGCAAACGATGAATTTAAGTTTAGTTCAAGGTTAACAATTGAATTTGATTATGAATCTTATAATGGGGTTGCTAACTTCCCAGAGCAAACAATTTCAGGACAATTCAATTTAGCAATGAATTTTCCTAAATTAAAACTGATTGATTTTTTAAATGGGTTGTTTAAAATGTTTAAATTAGTTGTGATAGCGGATGATTACGATAACATTTACATTGACACGTTTAATAATTATTACGCACAAGGAGGCATTTATAATATTTCTAAATACGTAAAAACTGATAGTTTAGAAGTGTCAAGAGGTAACCTTTTAAATGAAATTAATTTCTCGTTTAAAGAACCAAAGACATTATTAAATACCCAATTCAAAACAAACACAGGGCAAGGATATGGGGACGAAGCAACACTATTGACAGATGACGGAACGCCAAGCGGTACCCCATTAGAAGGCGATAGTTTAGGTATTGAAGTTCCTTTCGAGCAAATTATTTATGAAAGATTACCTGATTTAAACGACAATTCGCTTACAAATATAATGTATGGGGGAATTTTTAACGACAAAATTGAACCAGTTAGCCCAGACGTTCATATATTTTATAATATAAATACTGCCATCGGGAGTAAAACAATTGGTTTTATAGATGATTTAGGCACAAAAACAGAGTTAAGCGAAAACATAAATACGCCATCTCATTCAGTAGATTTTGTTATCCCTGATTACAACTTGAATTTTGGAATAGAAAATAACGAATGGAATAATGTTGCAAGTGAAAATACATTATACTTGAATTATTATAGGAATTATATTGAATCAATTTTTAATATTAAACGTAGGTCGTTTTCTTATAAGGCAATATTACCTTTAAGGCTATTATTAAAGTTGGAATTAAATGATGTTTTAGAAATTAAAAATAATTATTACAGAATAGACAATTATAATTTGAATTTATTGACACGTGAAATAACGTTAAATTTAATAAACTCATTTGATTTGGTATTGGGTGCAATGACAACAACAACAACTAATTTGTTTGCAGATAATACAGCACAAGTACAATCAGTTTATGTTAATAATTTAGGAAATCCATTGTTTGATGTTGATGGTGTTTCGTGGTTGTCGTTAACGTATGAAGGTAATAATGTTTACTATTCGTTTTTGGAAAATTTAACAGGAATGGACAGAACCGTAAATACAACAATTACCAACACCGAAACTTTAGAAGTAATAGAAATTTTAGTAACACAATACGCTTAATATGATAGCTGACATTATAAAATTACTGCAGTCAAATCCATTTTATGGAGCTGGTAAATTTACCGAAATTGCAAAAGGACAAAATGAAATAGATAACTACTTTAGAAAAATATACCGAAAATGGCAATCGAAAAACAAATAAATATTGTAGTTAAAGAGACAGGACTTGACCAAGTTCAAAAACAAGTCAATAAACTTGATGCATCATTAGAAAATCTTAGTGACACCAATAAAGGAGTGGCTAAATCTATGGGAGAAAGTTCTAACGCAGTACTCGATAATGGTGGTGCAATGGGATTGCTTAACGATGCAACAGGTGGTTTAGCAATGACAGTTAAAGACGCAGTTGAGGCAAGTGTATTATTTACAAAGTCACAGAAAATTTCTGCAATGTGGCAAGGAGTTTATACGACAGTTGTGGGAACATCTACAGGAGCAATGAAAGCATTTAGAATTGCTTTAGCATCTACTGGAATTGGACTTATTGTTATTGGTTTAGGGTTGTTGATTGCTAACTTCGACAAGGTAAAAAAGGCTGTATTGGCATTTATTCCTGGACTTTCAATTATTGGGGATATTTTTACATCGTTAGTTAAAACGGTTACGGATTTTGTTGGTGCTACTTCGGACGCTTCAAGAGAATTGGATAGATTAGGAGCACAAGCCGAAAGTACTTTAGCAAAAAATAAATTTGCTTTGGATGCTTATGGAGATACTTACGACCAATACACAAAACGAAAAATTGAAGCCAATAACAAATATGCTCAACACGTTAAAGATATTAATGAAGATGAAACGTTAAGCGAAAAACAAAAACTTGAAAAACTAAAAATACTTCGAGCTACTGCAAACCGAGAAATTGATAAAGCAGAACAGGATAGGGTATTGGAAAGAAATAAAAAAGCAAAAGAGGCACAGGATAAACTTTACGAAGCAAATAAGGCAGCAGCGGAAAAATCAAAGCAAGAAAGAGAGAAAGAATTACAAAAAAGATTAGACGAAAGAAAATCAGAATTAGAAAAATTTAATGATGTAGAAAAAGAATTTGAAGCACAAAGAGAGGAAAAAAGAATTAACAATTTAATTAAGGAAGAAGAAGACAAAAATAAAACTGTTAGTTCGCTTGAGGAAGTATTAAAAGCAAGACAAAACGGATTAGAAGCAGAAAAAAAAGCAAATGAAAATAGAATTGCAGACGAAGAACTCGTAAGGGATGCTAAATTTCAAATTGCAAATTCTGTTTTTGATATGGTTAATATGTTTGCTAAAAAGGGCAGTAAATTATCAAAAGGAGTGGCAGCAGCACAAGCGACTATGAATACATATCAAGGGGTTACTGCAGCTTTGGCAGCACCATCAACAATACCAGAGCCATTTGGAACAGCTTTAAAAATTGCTAATTCAGTAGCAATAGGAGCTATGGGATTTATGAATGTAAAAAAAATACTATCTACAAATGAACAAGGCGGTAGCGGAGGTTCAACAAGTAGCGGAGGTTCGATACCAAGCGCACCATCTTTTAATTTAGTTCAAGGCACTGGAAGCAATCAAATTGCAAGCTCAATAAATACACAACAACCTATTGAGGCTTTTGTGGTTTCTAAAAATGTTTCTACGGGTCAGGAATTGGATAGGAATATTATTAAGAGTGCAAGTTTGTAATGTGCAAAAGTGTAACAATACATCAACAATTTAGTTTAATTATAAATAACAATCAATCATGAAAGTAGAAGAAATAAAATTAGCGTTTGAAACGAATGTGCAGCTGGCTAATGCAGATACTGTTTATCAAAAAATGTTTAATGCTCAAAAAACAGCTTCAAATACAGGAGCAAGTTCTGTTATTTCTCAGATTGGGAAATCTGATAGTGAGTATCAAAGCGCAAAACAAGAAGCACAAACAGCTTTAAGTGAATTGCAAAAACTAGACCCTTCTTTAGCCGATACTAAATATGGTATGTTTTTAAAAACATCTATACAAATGGCTGATGAGAATATTGCTAAATTAAGACAAGCGCAAGGGAGCGTTAATAATGCAATAAAATTATTAAACTCTTTGCAAAATAAAAGCAAACTTTAATGAAAACCTACGAAGCAAAATATGACCCGTTAAAAAATAAAGGAGTTTACGGAATTTCTTTAGTTGAGAACCCAGCAATGGAGGGTTTATTTATTGCGTTGTCGAAAGATGAAGTTTTGCAGTTAAAGGAAATCGACAAAGAACAACGCATCTTGATGGGTTTAGTTTTGGAACCTAATAAACCTATTTATCGAAATCAAAACGGAGAGGAATTTAATATAGTTTTCAATGAGGAAACTATTAAAGACTTGTCTTATGGTTTCTTTAAAAATAATAATCACGCAAACAGCACTATTGAACACGACATCGACCAAAACATTAAAGGCGTTACGTTTACTGAATCTTGGATAGTTGAAAATCCGACCAACGACAAAAGTAATAATTTTGGTTTTAGTTATCCAAAAGGTAGCTGGGTTGCGGTTATGAAAGTTGACAGCGACGAGGTTTGGAATGATTATGTTAAAACAGGGAAAGTACAAGGATTTTCAATCGATGCGATGCTTTCACTTGAAGAAGTTAATTTAAAATCAAATATAGAAATGAGTAATACAAACACGTTATTAGAGAGAATTCTTTTAGCACTTACACCAAAGCAAGACGAGGTAAAACTTGGCTCAATGAAGCTTATGGATGGAAGTGTTACTATTGAATTTGAAGGCGAAGAAATGAAAGTCGGTGACGCTATTTGGGTAACCGCTGACGATGGAACAAAAGTTCCTGTCCCAGTTGGAGAGCATACTTTAGAAGATGGTACTATCTTGGTTGTAGAACAAGAAGGAATTGTTAAAGAAGTTAAGCCAGCAAGCGAGCCTCAAGGCGAACCAGCACCAGCACAAGATATGGGCGGTGAAGACGGTAAAGTTTCAAACGATGCTAAAATTGCAAGCGAAATCGAAAGTGCAATTAAAAGTATTTTGATTAAATACACAGCACAGGAAACAAAGATTTCAGACTTGGAAAATCAAATTGCTGAATTGTCAAAACAACCAGCATCGAAACCAATTCAAGGTACACCCGTACAGGTTGACTTTTCAAAAATGACAGCAAAAGAAAGAATTTTAAACACAATTAACAAACACAAAAATTAGATATGGCAACTACAGTAACAGTTACTTCTAACTACGCAGGCAAAGAAGCTGGCGAAATAGTTGGGCAAGCATTTAAGGAAGCGGACACAATCGCAAAAGGATTTGTGACAGTTTTTCCTAACGTAAATTATAAATTAAATTTGCGTAAAATCGTATTAACAGGCGGTAAAAGAGAATACACTTGTGGGCACGTTCCAGCGGGTGCAATCACTTTGAGTGAAAAAGTCTTAGAGCCTAAAAAATTCAAAGATGATTTCGAAATCTGTAAAGAAGATTTTAGAGCACAATGGAGCGAAGAAACTATGGGGGCAAGTGCTCACAACGACAACGCACCAAAAGACATTATGGACGCCATAATGGTTGAGAAACTAGCTCAAACAGCCGAGGAGTTGGATGACAATATTTGGAACGGAGACGGAGGAAACGCAGACGAATTTGACGGTTTCTTGAAACTGTTTGCAGCCGATGCAACGGTTATTGATGTTGATATTCCAGCAGCTACAACTGAAACAAATGTAGAAGCTCACTTGAAATTGGCTTTGAATGCAGTGCCAATTGAATTGAGAAGAAAAACTTTGAAAGTAGGTGTTTCTCCTGATGTTTACCAAGCTTATAACTTCCTATTGGTTTCAAAAGGAATCGTTAATGGATTGGGTGGCGATGCCAATACAGCAATGAAAATCGGTAAATATACATTGGATGAAGTAAACGGATTGCCGACAAACACAATCGTAATTGCCGAGCCTAAAAACCTAATTTTTGGAACTGGTTTGTTAGCAGACCATAACGAAGTTAGAATGGTTGACCAAGACGAAACATTGTTGAACGGTAAAATTATCGGTACAATGGTTTACAATGCCGGAGTTCAATACTACAACGGTGCTGATATCGTTTGGGCGAGAGAGATTGCTTAGTTAAATTAGAAACAAAGGGGAGTTAGTTCTCCCCTTAAATAATACATATATAATTATGGCTTGTGATTTAACAGCAGGAAGAGTTAAGGCGTGTAAGCAATCTTTAGGAGGCGTTTCTACTTTGTATCTTTTTAATTTTGTTGAGGATCCGTTTACAGTATCGGCAGGAATTGCAACAGCAATTAATCCATTGCTTACTACGGTTTTTGAATACGAATTGGAAGGCGATGGGAATAATATTTCCGAAAGTCAAGTACCAGACAGAAACACAGGAACAACGGTAAACACTCAAACAAGTACTTTTGTTTTGAAAAAAGTTGATGCAACCACGTCCGCACAAATGAACTTATTAGCTTACGGTTTTCCTATGGCAGTAGTAAAAGACAGAAACGGAATTTATCACGCAATCGGAATTGATGATGGTATTGATTTTACAGTAGTACAATCTACTGGAGGCGCAAAAACAGAACTAAATGGATATACTTTAACAGGCGTATCTACAACAGGAAGTTTGTCTCCTAAATTAGATACTGCAACGGTGGCAGCTTTTTTGGCTTTGGTTTAGATATTTTTAGGATTAGTAATTAAAAACCCGTAACTTAATTGATACGGGTTTTTATTTTATAATTAGCATAATCACAGGCAACATCGATATTATTTATGCCGCTACAATTATCTTTTTTATATGTAATAGGCATGTAATTAATGCCTGAGCCAAATTTGTAAAAAGGTTGTAATATAAAAAAATACGGATCTTTTGTTTTGTCTAAAAAATCAAACAAATCTTTTTGAGTTTTTTTAAAATCAGATTGCGCACTTATTAATTCTTCTTGTTTTGAATTAACATTGGCTTTGTTTAAAATTACTTTTACTTTAAATAAATCTTTAAAATTAAGTCTTTTTATTAATTCAATTTTATTTCTTTGGTTTAAGTATTTTTCAAATTTATACATCAACTCGTTATAGCAAAAATTAACGCTAATTTTTGAATCAATACATTTGGTATTATATTTTTCTATTTCTGATTTAAAAAATTCTGTTTCCATAATGCAAATATAACAAAAAATGTAATATTTAGTTTAATAGTATGATAGTTTTATTACCAACAAACACAACGCACGAATTTAATTTTATCCCTCGATTTATCCCGAGTGGATTGTTGACTTTGGAATTGTATGACGAAACATTACAGACTACTGAAACAATCGACAACTTGTATGTTTACGCAAACGGACTAGCTACAATCACATTTGATTTAATTTGCACCGAAAGTCAAAAGTTTCAACTAAAAATATTAGAAGGAGAGGATGTTATTTACCGAGACAAAATATTTGTAACATCACAAAATACGCAGGAATTTAAAGCAACAAAAGACCATTACTATTATGAGTAACGATATAAGATTATTGCAGTTATCCAATTATGTAAGACCAAAATTACAGGAAAACAAAGCAAAGAATTGGGTTTTGAATGGGAAAAATAATGAATTTTATCAATACATCATTGATAGGTTTAATGGTTCGCCAACGAATGCTGCAATCATTGATAGTTACGCTAACTTGATTTATGGTAATGGATTGCGTTGCAGAAATAATAATACAAGTGCGTGGGTTAATTTCTTGTCTATTTTAAGACCAAAAGAAATTCGTAAAATAGTTTCAGATTTTGAGTTATTTGGAGAGGCATCGTTCCAAGTTATAAAATCAAAAGACAGGAAAAGTATAGGTTCGATTTATCACATTCCAAAACAGCAAATTGTTCCATCTTTAGAAAATGAAGAAGGTGTAATTGAGGGATATTGGCATTCGAAAGATTGGAGTAACACGCAAAAAAATGTACCAGTATTTTATCCGTCATTTGGAACTTCAAACGAAAACATTGAAATCTATTGTATCAAACCATACAAAGCAGGAAAAAATTATTTTAGCGATCCTGATTATCTGAGTGCTTTGCCTTATGCCGAAATGGAAGAGGAACTTGCAAACTTCTATATTAATTCAATTAAAAAAGGATTGAGTGCTGGTTATATTATAAATGTTCCAGACGGAGGAACAATGACACCCGAAGAAAAAGACGAGTTCGAAAGAAAAATAAAAGCAAAATTGACGGGTTCGCCAAATGCAATGAGTTTTGTTTTGTCTTTTAATGGTAGGGATGCCGAAATTACAATCATTCCTTTTCCTGTAAATGATGCCCAACATAAGCAATGGGAATATTTGACAGGCGAAAGTAGACAGCAAATAATGACAGGACATAAAGTCGTTTCTCCTAAACTATTCGGGATTATGTCAGACGGTGGTTTTGGAAACAACGCCAACGAACTTGACGAAGCAGAAGCGCAGTTAATGAAAAGGGTTATACAACCAAAACAGACGCCAATTATAGAAGCATTCGAGGAGGTAATTAATTTTTACGGTATAATGTTGGATTTATATTTTTCACCGCTTACAGAGCCTAAAAGCGTTCAATTATCGGAGCAAAAAAAAAAGAATGATTTAGATTTATTTATTGAGGCTGGAGAAGTTGAGGATTTAAGCGAGTATGATTTAATTGATGTTGAAAAATACGATGAAAATTCAGTCCCTTTGAATTTAGCAAGTGTACCGAGTAATTTGCCACTTGCCCCAAGTGAAATTGATAATGACACTTTTAAAGTTCGTTTTGAATATGCAGGAAGTTTAAGCCCGCAAAGAGAATTTTGTAAAAAAATGATAACCGCAGGACGGGTTTTTAGACAAGAAGACATAGAACTTGCAAGTAAAAAAGCGGTTAATCCGGGTTGGGGTCCAGAAGGAGCAAACACATACGATATATTGAAATATAAAGGAGGAGGAGATTGTCATCATTTTTGGCAAAGAAAAGTGTATTTGAAAAAATCAAACAAATATATCACAATCGAACAGGCTCAAAAAATGATACGTGGTTTAAAGGAATTAGGTATTAAAACTGAAATTCCAAAAAGCACTGAACCATTAAGCACAGTTAAGCCGATGGATATGCCTAATAATGGATTTTTAAAGAAAAGATAAAATGGCTGAATTACTTTTTATAACACCCGAAGAAATGACAAGTTCCACTATTTTAAGTGGAAACACGGATACGGATAAGTATATTTTCTGTATTGCGGACGCTCAAATATCAGTAATAGAGCCGTTATTAGGTTCGATATTGTACGACAAAATTAAAGCAGACAAAGAAGCGAATACGTTGGCTGGCTTGTATTTGGAATTGTACACCGATTTAATCAAGCCAATTACTAAAAATGAAGCAGTAGCACAGTATATAGAAATTGCGTCTTATACGGTAGATAATGGGGGTGTTCACAAACATACAGGCGATAAAATAGAAGTGGTAAGTAAGGAAGAATGCCAGTATTTAGCTGGTAAATATCACAATTTGGCACAAATGTATATAGGTCGTTTCAATAAATGGATTTGTAAAAACTCATTAACCGAATACCAACAATGCCAAGACGAAGTAGATGCTCAAAAAGTAAAAGTTTCTTTTGGCTGGAAACTATAAATAATTTAGTTTAATAGTAATGGAAATTATAAGCGGATATACTAGAAAGTGCAAAGATAGTGTCGGGGGAGTTCGCAAGGTATGGTTATGTAAATATGTGAAATATTCACGAAGTCAAATAATAACAGATGGTAACATATTAGTCTTATTTCCTGATACTTTTATTTATTCGTTTCATAGTGTTGAAGCTTCGAATGCTTCGGAATCAATGGAGCAAACAGATGGAGGCAAGTTTTTTAATCAAAGTATATCATTATCGTTTCAAGGAGCAGACCCGAAAGAAATAGAGTTATTACAAAATATAGATTTTAGAATTTTGTATTTAGATAACAACGGTATTTACAAGATTTTTGGCTTGCATAACGGAATGGAAGCAGGAACTATAAATTACGAAACTGGAGGTGCAAAAAGCAGTTTAAATGGTTTTAAAATAACATTTACAGGAAAAGAAAAAGAAGAATCTGTTTTTGTTCAAGACTTAGAAACAGTTGGTTTTATTGAAGAAGGAATAATAACTGAACATAATTTATTGCTACAAAATGAAGACTTTTTTGTGTTAGAAAATAACGATAATTTAATTTTACAAAATGGCTAATAGAAAATTAACCGTATTACCAGAACTCACAAGCCTTGATGATAATGATTGGGGTTATGTTGTAGACGTATCTGACACTTCGGAAAGCCCACAGGGAACAAGTAAAAAAGCGAGAAAGTCAACTCTTTGGGATTATATTCGTTCTAAAACAGATGCTCGTTATGGTACGGTTGTAGAGATTGTAAATCAAAGATTTGCAGCAGCAGGGCAAAACTATACTTTACCAGATGGAGCAATTGCAATTGAGGGACATATAAATGAAGCTGTGCAATTTCCAGAAGACCCATCTTATACAAGTGATTTAAACACGTTTACTCAAGTAGGAGCAGTGGTTACTTTTAAAAAAACAATTATAGCAGGTCAAAGAATTAGAATAAAATTTTATATTTAAACCAAAATGAAAAAAATACTCTTCTTATTACTATGCACCGTATCAATTTACGGGCAAACTTCAACTGGCCAAGAACAAGACTTCGATTACGGAATTAAAAATACCGCTTCGCAATTAGACGACAACGCCTTATTTATAACCGTTC